CCTTGCAAGAAATTTCTTTGTAACTCTATCATTTAATCCACTTAGATTGACCACGCATGTTCATTAACAAGCGGCCTGGGTGTAAATCACTTAATCTAATTTTAGCATTTCGCCAATTGGAAACCTTTTCCTTACGAGCTCTATTAATAATATACTCAGGCTGATTTGCCTTAGTGTTTAATATTGCCCATTTAATGTAAGAATAAATAAATTCCTCGGCTAACTTAGGTACAGTTATTTGACTGTCATCCGTATTGTAAAGTCCATCAGAAATATACTCAACCACAATAGAACGTCTAGCCATACCGGAGCTGAAGTTAATTACTCCTTCTACCTTATTGATAGTAAACGTACCGTTTGTATTTGCGGCCTCTGTATTCAATCCGAATACGCCACCATAGTTATAGTTAAAGTACCATAATCCATCTACATACCAACCCCACTGATTATTGTATGGGCAAAGCATTTGGTTCACGCCATCAATGCGAGATAAGTCTAACTTAGATGTTCCAATCAAAGCGTTACCATCCTCGTCAAATAATACGTTGTAGTATTGATCCTGCAAAAATTCAACTGATGAATTAGCTTGCAAACTTTGAGTTAACGGATAAAGCACCCCACCCCAAAACATAGAAATGCGAACGTAGTTCACATAGTCTGGAGGAAGAATAAATTTAAGGTCATCTCCTACTTCTAATTGTAGCGCGTTTACCTGACGGTTTGCGTCATAGTTTAATTCTTGAATCGCACGTTTAGCATGGAATATAATCTTGTAACGGTTGATATTGTTTAACAAATCTCCGTCATCTGTATACATCAAGATAAAGTTGTTCACCACATCTGCTAATGTAGTAAACTGATATGAGCCCCAATTGGAGTCCGTAGGTGCAAGACCATCATTGGTATAATATTTTTCCTGATTCATTATTGAGCCATTTGGTCAGTGTAAGCTTCTTCTTGTTTAGCAGCCTGAACAACTTCTTGTTCGCGGATACTTACCCCTGCATATTCACAAATCTTAATTACAAGTTTCGGGAAATCAGAAGGAGTTAATTCAAAATCTTGATAGTCATTAGCCGATTGATTAAACAATGGGCTACCGTTCACCACTGTATATGTCCACTTAGGGTCATATGGATACCGCACATAATATGTTTCAACGTTACTTGTAATACTATTAGGATAAATAGTTAAGTTATCCCCTTGTAATACATAAGTAGGATATAACGTCGTTGGCGCAGTTAAGTTTGAATTAAGCAAGTAGTATAACTTCTCCTGATTAACGTGTGTAACTTCTTTGCCATTATAGTACAAAACATTAAGCAAAAACCAATCAGGTGGCATTGCAAATGTGCCAGCTAAAGCATCATAAACTAAAGTTACATTCTTAGAGAAGTAATCAATAGTTTGGTCTAATTGCTTTGTAATATCAGAATAGCCTCCTGTCTCCATTCCTTTCATATCTTTAAGTTTTGAGTTCTTAAAGTCATAGAAGTATTGGTTGAATATCTCAAGCTGCGCTTGCTTAGCAAACGTGTTAAATTCATCAGGAGTGATGTATCCATTGTTATCCTTATTAAGGATATTCATTACGGTCTGTCTTACGGAATTTATCATGATGACAAAGATAATAAAAAAAGGGCAACTAGTGCCCTTCTTAATTTATAGATACTTTTTCTCTAGCATCTGAAATACATCAAGCCCATCATCTGATTGTAACCATGAGGCAAGTACTCTAATAGGGTCCTCATTAAATGGCACACCCATTAGCTTCTTCTTGTTATCAGGCAAGTTAAAGTAGATGTCTCGACGATTATTTCTTAATGAGAAATACCCTTCTGAAACTGCTTTTGATGCAATGTTGTTCAACCGCAATTGAGGGTCGTTCATCATGTCCAAGAAGTTTCTTGGATTGTTTCTCGCAGCAATCATTAAGTCACGACGTAACTCATCGCTTGATAACTTATCTACACGAGCGCCTAACAATACGCGACCTACTGCTTCAGCTGTAGTGATATCTAATTCTCTTGCAGCTAACTGTGCATCTAATTGATAGTTCATATTATCAATCTGAGTAACAGCATCTTTCTTAGTATCAACCTCTTCAAATATTTTACCATTGTCTGGGTGATAAGCTAAAAACATTTGTAGAACCTGATTAAATCTAGGCACAGTTAATAAGCCGTCATCGAAAACAATTGGCTCCATAATTGCGTATCCATCTTGTTCGTCCTCAAAAGGAGACTTCTGATTTACCGCATAACGTAATGGTCTATTCATATTAGTCTTTGGATCAAAATACAATAACGGTCTACGTCTTGTATTCTTTGATGCTAACATGAAGGAAATAGGGAATGATGTTCTTTTAAGGACATACATTTTGTCCTTAATTTCTGTTGGATTTGACATTTGATTTAAATTTTAAAATTAAAAAAAAGAAATAAGAGAGGGATTTTTAGGCCCCTCTCTGTATTTTTACTAAGCTTCGAACAAGAAGAAGTTGTTCGCACCAAGTGTACATAAAGCACGCTCAGATAAGAAGTTAACCTCCATTGCATCTAGGTCGCTAGTTTGAGCACCACCAGCAGAACCTGTGATCCAAGTCTTGTAACGACGATCTTCAGTCTCAGAAGCACGGTAACGAACGTGTAAGAACGGACGCTTAGCGTTTTTGCCTAAGATTTGATCGTAAACAGTAGTAGAACCTGCAGGTACCAAGATACCATTGATAGCTCCACCAACAATTCCACCACGTAAAGTAGCATCGTTCAAGTATTTCCAGTCAGTCTTGTAGAAGTCATAACCACGCTTGAAGCCTTTGAAACCTAAGTTCAAAGCCATATTCTCGTCGTTGTTAAACAAACCGTAAGAAGTACCGTTCGCTCCGTAAGAGTTTTGAGAAGCTAACATATCATCTACATCGAAAGAGAACTGACGATTTAAGAAGATAACGTTCTCTTGGATTGCTCCTTGCTTGTCAAGACGTTGGATGATTGAATCGAAGTCAGCCAAAGTAGTTGGGTTACCACCTGCCCAAACGTTACCACGAGTAGCAACAGCATCGAACAAACCTTGAGTACCAGCAGCACCAGGTTGTACATTAGAAGCAGCAACTGTCAAGTAAGTTAAAGCACCTGAACCAGCTTCAGCAGGAACACCTTCAACCATTGACATCTCTAAATAATCTTCGTAACGTAAACGAGTCTCATGCTCAGACTTGATGTACCACAAATATCCTGTAGCACCATTTTCTGAAGTTACTTCAACCCATCCGATTTGAGCCATATCAGAACCAGACACAGTGTACTTGTCCTTAATGATGATAGGCTTGTTCTCGAAGAATAAATCTTCAGACTCCAAAGAACCAATCATTCCTGTTGTTCCTTTAGCAAATTCAGAACCGTAAACGAACGCAGTTGCATCAGTAGCTACAGCGATTGCTTGTCCAGTTGAAGCGTAGTAAGCAACAGTAAATGTATTAGCAGCGCCATCTACAGCAGTGATAACAGCACGGTCAGAAGCTGAACCTGAGTTATCAGATAAGAATACAGTTTGGTTAACGCGGAAGTTAACAGTTACGTTAGCATCGTTAACAGTCCACACAGCAGTATCTTGTCCTGCAGCAGCTGCTGAAGTACAGTTTACATATTTAGTGTGTAAACGTCCTTGCTCTGCCCATTTGATTAAGTCAGAGTTAGACGGCATCTCAGCTCCTACTAAACGTAAGAAAGATGCAATAGAGCGATTACCATAACGCTCGAATTCTTTCTCGTAAGTATCTGGAAGATACTGATTCATAAAGTCGAAGTTGGTAATGTAGTTGGTTGGCAATGTAGCTTTAACCGCTGACGGTTGTAACTGATAGCCAGGAATTTCTTGTACTGATCCCATGTTTTAAAAAATTTGTTTTGGTTTTAAAAATTATTTTATTCTCAGTCTGCTTCCGTGATCAGTATTCATTGCTGTAACTTTAAAACCTCCTTTTTCTAATGGCTGTCCTGTTGTACGAACGGAGCCCATGTCGATATTCTTACTCTGCTTAGCAGTCTCGTCTATCGCATCAGCCTTTCCTTGTTCGTAGAAGAACCGCGCAAACGCATCCGGTGTTCTTGCTACTGCAATTGTTTTATGATACTCTTTAGCATCCTTGATAAAACCATTTTCATCAACAAAATTGCTGAAGAATTTGGAAAGATCTAATTGATCATTTTTTATTTTGTCGGCATCCCCTGGTTTATAAGTAAACTCCTTCTCACCAATCTTGAAATCAAAACCTTTGAAATCATTGGAGAATAATTCATTTGTCTTATTAACAAAGTACTCTGACTTTTTTGCTTGCTCTTGCTGTTGCAAGGTAAGCTGACTTATATATTCCTTATAAGATTGCAAAGCTTGTTGGTCCTCAGAAGAGACAGATGATGTACCACTCGACTCAAGTGGTGCTCTGTACTTTTCTTTTTGTTCCTCGAAATACTTTGTCGCCTTAGTAAGTTCTTTTTTAAATGCAAGTTTTTTCTTTTTGATATCACGCTCGTCATCAAGATCCTCATCGTATGCGAATTTTTCTGACATCTCATATTGAATATCATCGTCATCCATTTCTGGATTTAATTCTTTCATATATGTAGCTAATAATCTTTCAGGTTTCTCACTAGAAAAATCTTGATTAACTCGGTAAAAATCTTCTAGACCACGACCTGTTTCTTTTTTGAAACGATAAAACGCCTCAACATCATCAGGGAGCAATTCCTTTTGAGTGTCAACAGGTGCAAATAAGTCGTCCAAAGAGTTTACCTCTTTATTATACTTGCTTTTCAAATATGAAAGAACGTCGTTGTCCCCAAATGATGAAGACTGATTTTCTTGCTCTCCTTCTAATACCACCGTTTCTGTTACAGGTTGTTCAATCTGAACGTCACCTGTCTTTTCTTCGTGTTCTTTTAGAAGTTGTGCTTCTACTTCTTGGACAGATTTCTCTTCGAAATCCACCACCTTAACTTGTAAATTATCCATTTAATTAAAATTTAGTTGTGCAAAAGTAATAAATAAAATTATCTTGGGTTGAATTGCTCCAAATCAAACCCATCTAATGAATCTTCTTCTGATTCAAAGTTCATAGCAGGTAGGTCTTTTTGGCGTTGTTCAATCAACTTAGATTGCTGTGTGGCTTGCAACTTGGTTCGGTTATCTTTTGCTTTCTCCTTATCCATATCTAGTTGCTTTACTTGGTTCACCTCCATGCCTTTAAGTTGCATGTTGTATTGGAATTCCACACTCATCAATTGCTGTTTAATCTCAGCTTCAGCTTGCATCAGTTGAATATCAAACTGCATTTGAGCTTGTGCAAGTTGTGCCTTAGCTTGAGATTCTGCCTGTACTTTTTGAAGTGCAGCTTGAGCAGATGCTTGAGACGATTGGATATTGCCTTGAGTCTGCATTTGAATCTTAGCTTGCTCTTGCTCCATGTCTTGCTGTTGCTTACGCTTACGCTTAAACTTAAGCAATTCATTTGCAAGTTTTAAGTTCTTCATCTGACGAATATCAATTGCATCTTCCAATGTAATCTGATCACGTTGCAATGCCATTTGAATATTAGCCTCAAGTTGTGCTTGTTGTTCTTGATCCGGAGATACTTCAATAAATACTCCAAAGTCATGCAAGTATAAGTCTTTAATCTCATCTAAGATACCAACTGCATACTTACCAATCTGCATAGTAAACTCTTCTTTAAAGTCAGAGTACTCTAGGATATCAGCAATCCGACATGATAAAGCTTCAGACAAACGTCTTGTAATAAATAAGCTACCTTCTAAGATGTGACGTGTCGCTGTATTAGAGTTTAACGCGGCAAGCTTTTGCACGCCTACTAATGCATCAGGATTAGGAGTCGAAGCATCACGCGCTTCGTTCAATCCTGTAACATCTCTAATCATAGCTAGGTATTGATTGTACGCGTTAATTAACGCAGTAATCTTACCTTGCCCACTATTGGTATTAAGTTCTTGGATTGGGATACGGCCATGGTTTAGTTCGCCATCTACCGTCATGCTACGTCCAATAACACTACCCGTTTGGAAATACAAACGTAAAGCATCTTCAGGATTGTAGGCTGCCCCTGTACCCAAGTCAACCTCGTTGATACCGTCAGCGTCAATGAACACACCATCTGGCACCACACGTTGTAGTACTTGTTGTAACTTAAGGTGTGTCATTTGAATCAAGTCAGCAAAAGGAATCATGCGACGAGTCAACGACTCAATCACACCTTTGTACATTCTTGGTGCAACACAGATGTAATTTGGGAGCGCATATTGAGACGCAGATTTAGGACGAACCATGTTCTTAGATAGCTCCCACGAAAGTAAGTAAGAGGAACCCATAACCATAACACCTTCGTACCAAACATCAATGCGTTTCTCTA